TATGGTTGGACTTGGCTCGGCCGACGACACAGCTGATACAGCTAAGCCAGTTTCTACAGCACAACAGACAGCACTTGACCTCAAGGCTAATCTTGCTTCGCCAACCTTCACAGGCGTACCTGCTGCTCCAACAGCCGCAGCATCAACTAATACAACTCAGGTTGCTACCACGGCGTTCGTTCGTGCAGAAGTTGCAGCACTCGTTGGCTCTGCCCCAGGAACACTTGACACCCTAGGTGAGTTAGCGACATCTCTTGCTAATAATGCTTCTTTGTCAACTACGTTAACTGATGCAATCGCGCTTAAGGCACCGCTTGCTTCTCCAACATTTACTGGCACAGTAACCCTTCCATCTGGAACCGTTACAAGTGCAATGATTCTTGACGGAACTATCGCTAATGCCGATATTTCAACAACCGCCGCTATTGATCAAGGTAAGATAGCTGATACCACAATCAATGCTCAAGCAGCTTCTTATACACTTGTATTAACCGATAAAAATAAATTAGTTGAAGTAGGGAATGCTTCGGCCAATACTTTAACAATTCCACCTAACGGTTCAGTAGCCTTTCCTGTTGGTTCCACTCTGACTATACTCCAAACTGGAGCTGGTCAGTGCACATTGACAGCCGGTGCGGGAGTTACAGTTAACGGAACTCCTGGACTTAAGTTGCGTACAACCTGGTCATCTGCTACACTTATTAAACGCGCAACTGATACATGGGTTGCTTTAGGAGACTTGGTAGCTTAATATGGCCGAAAATACTGGTAAAAAGCAAAATAGAAAAGCCGCTAAGCCTACAGTAGCAGCACGGAGTTGCCGACTCGGCAGCTAACACTACCATAACTGCTGCCGGCTTTACCGTTGGTACCCCAGTGGATACAGCTACTGATAACTCTGCTATTTTAAATCAGATTAAAACAGCGTTAACCGATACTGCCGTTACCCCCTTGGGTACAGCTATTTCTTATGAAAGAAATGCTCCGTTTTTTCCACCATATTTTCCTCCATATTTCCCACCGTATTTCCCTCCATACTTCCCCCCATATTTTCCCCCATATTTCCCGCCTTTTTTCCCACCGTTTTTCCCGCCTTTCTTTCCACCTTTCTTTCCACCATATTTCCCACCATGGTTCCCACCATTCTTTCCACCGTTTTTCCCACCGTTTTTCCCACCGTTCTTCCCACCGTTCTTCCCTCCATTCTTCCCTCCATTCTTCCCACCAGCATTTAAATAAAATTAAATCCTGGTGTGGTAAGATGGTAGTAGTTAGGTTAAGTTAGCTACTACCAAAAGAAGGTTAGATCATGTTTACGAATCCATTTATATTGGGTAATATAATCCCAGTTATTTTTTTTGTAACAACATGTATAATTGTAAATTCAATATATGGCAACCAAAAAGTTTTGTCTATATTTAGAACAAATGGAAAAATTCATCCTAAAGAACCATTTAGTTGTTCTAATATAATTAAATCGACAAGTTGTTTTATAACATTTGTTATATTGGCTTATTATTATTTAACCGATATAATAAATGGTTATTATCCAAATATCGCAATTAGATCGATAGCTATGGCATACATGGCAGTAGATTTACTCTGTCTTATAAAAGTTAAGAAATATTTAACTAAATCAGTTATACAGCACCATTATTCAATAATATTTTTAGTGCTAGTGGCAATGTGTGTGGACTTTAACCAGAGCAATATAGGTCAACTGGCGCTGTTCTTCTTGTTTATAGTTACTGCTACGTTTCCTGTAAATCTTTATTTTGCACTCAAACCATATTATAATGTTGATTGGCTTCTTGGAATAGCTAAATATGATTATCTACTTACAATGGTTGGCTATCTGATATACCTAGTATTTAATTGGCAATACAGTATTTGGGGTATACTCTATCTAGTTGCGACAACGCCACTTTTTATTGCTGATGCAAAACAACTTAGACATTTATTCTACGAAAAACCAGGTAAGTTTCTTAACTAGATAAACACCAAAACATACTTGAGCACCAACGATATCCGCTCTTTACTTCTTTAACTTGGTGCGGGAATTCATCTTTAGATGGGAAACAAATAAACATTCCAGGTTCTGGCTTAATGAGCAAATCTTGTTTAGGAAAATATATTTCTCCACCTTCATAATCATCATTATAATAAAAAACTGAACTAATATCCCTAGATGGATATCCAGCTCCAGTTTTAAGTCCAACACTTTTATTTTGAGCAGATCCGTGATCTACGTGAACTGGCATTGAATCTCCAACAATCATCTCAACCACACTATTTAATCCCTCATCATAAACTTTGCAATTAAAAGAAGTTTCAATAATTTTTTTTATCGTATTATAATACTTACTAAGAATTTCAGGTAAGGTATGATCGTCACTTGCAACATACACTCCAAAAGGAGAATATCCAGTGCTGTCAAATGTGACTGGAGTATTTTTTAAATATAGCGTAATTTGTTCTAGGTCTTTTTGATTTATAATATTTTTAGTAACATGAATTTTATCCATTTTATTTTAATTCTGTAATAGTATAAAAAGATGGAGTCGTAAATCTTTCTCCACTTATAACCTTTTTAACGCCATGAAGATAATTGATATCTCCAGGATGAGCAACGGCCAATCCAGGTTTAGGTTTAACTACAATATCATGTTGAGGATAATATAACTCCCCACCCTCGAAATCATCATTATAATAAATTAATGAATTTAGATCATACGTAGGAAAAGGGTTTGGGGATCCATCGGTTAATTGCTTATCAGCATGTGGTTGCTGTTCTAAACCCGGGAACCATCTAATAATTACTGGTGGTCTAACAGACACTTTAACTTTAAATGTATCCTCTAAAGTATATTTCATTTTTAAAATATACTTATCCACTAAGTTATAAACATCTAAATTAATCCTAGAAAGAATATCGAAACTGCACTGTCGGTTAGACCAATAAGATGCATCGTAAGTGCATGTGCCGTCTTCAGAATACGTGTTCTCCCCGGCATCCATCCACTCATTAATAGTGGGTAAAAAATCTTGTATAATTTTTAAATCTTGTAATTCAACAAAATTCTCTAATATAATGATATTATCAGAAGAGCTTCCAAAGTGTCCTGGTTCAACTAACGATTTGGTCTCAGAATCAAAATCCATAAAACACTCCCTGGTAGATATGCATGTGGTATAGTATAGCACTAAACAAAATGAATAATTGGAGGAAGGTAAAAATGGAATTTTTTCATGTAGGTTCTTGCGACAACTCAGAAGATAATGCAAAATTTGGCATATACTTGTATAGAAACGCAGTACCAAGAGAGCTCAATATCCCAGAAAGATTAGAGTCTGCAATCGGTGATAGTTCTCATGAATTGTTTAAATGGTCAGAAGCTATGGTTGGTTATAATGTAAAAATGCCAGAGTACAGAGATTGCGTAGACCTTAAGATGAGCCCGGCACACTGGCCGTATCTAACTCCAGAATTTGAAGAGGTTAAGAAGTGTTACGATGATGTAGATACAAATCTAAAAAAGTGCCTTGCTCATTACGAATCTTTATACAATTTTAAGATGGATTACATGGAAGCGATTAACTTTATTAGGTATAACCCGGGTCAGCACTTTGCTGTCCACGCAGATCATGGTTTCTCCTACACGTGCACAGTGTCTTCTGTGATCTATTTGAATGATGGTTACGAAGGTGGAGAGCTATGGTTCCCATATCTTAATATTAGTTTCAAGCCCCAAGCTGGAGATATTATATTATTTCCTTCAACGTTTATTTATGCACACGCATCTTTAAAAGTTACTAGTGGTACTAAATATTCTGCAGTTACTATGTTTGATTACAACGATAATAATCATAAATATGGAATAGGTTACGGAGCAGATGGCTCTAAATCTGATCCAGTAAAGGGTATAACAAAGGGCTCCAATAAACCGATTACGTACCCTCAACCAGCATAAGGAGAAATAATGCTTGAGCAAAATGAAATACCATCTTTAGAACGTCTTGACATGTCCGTATATGATATGCCATTATCGTCATTAGATGGTGAAGAAAATATCCTTGCTAAGAATAAGGGCAAGGTTACAATGATTGTTAATGTAACTGGAGAATGCGCAAATTCTGCTCAGTATCCAATTATCGAAGATCTTTATAAAGAATATAAAGATTTAGGTTTCGAAGTATTGGCTGTCCCAAGTACAGATTTTTGCGAAGATGCATACGGTGCGTTTAAAGAGTCCAACGCAAGTCCAGTTCACATGAGGGACCATATGAAAGAGTTGTATAAAACAGATCTTCCATTTAGTGAATTAACAGGGATTTCTCCAGAACCAAAGGCCGGAATAGAGCAACATCCATTTTATAAGATGATTCAGGAAAACAAAGACCCAATTCAGGGAAATTTTGAAAAGTTTCTAATAGGTAGAGACGGAAAGAAAATGTTTCGTTTTTGCAATTCCGATTTATTGGACCTAGCATTCAATGCTGGGGAAAGAAAAACGGATTCAAAACAAGCTCTTTTAAATATTAAAGCTGCAATAGAAGTATTATTGGATGATACAATCTAAATTATGACACAAGTTACATTAACCAAAACTCATCAAAATCCACCACAGATAATCCAATCTAGGGTTAAAAGAGATTGGATGGATAACACCTATAAAAAGCACGCGTACCAATGTCTTCCTATGACTACGGCTAACGTACATGGATGGGAATTAATACTCCCACAAGATGTAGTGGTTCAATGGGAGGGTGGAAACGCTAATGTAAAAATTCTTAGTGGCGAAGAATATATGGGTAGAACATTTGCCTATGGTGGAATCATAGGTATGGTTTCTTTTACTGTCGGTTGGGCATTTGGGACTGAAGAGGGTTATGAAACTTGGATAGGTGGCTCGCCAAATTACATGGTTGACGGGGCATCTCCCCTTACCGCAATTATACCAAGCAGTTGGTGGCCAGACGAATTCCAGATGAATTGGATAATTAATAAAATTGGTGAACCGGTTACATTTGAAGCGGGAACACCATTTATGTTTTTTAATATTTTTAAAAGTGATCTTCTTGAATCAGTTAAATTTAAAGTAGAGAATCTTTGGGATAAGCCAGAACTAATGAATGCCCGCGCAGCCTACGGAGCCGCAAAAATGAAGAAGAATCAAGATGAACCGTGGACTTGGATGAAGGGTATTAGAACTGGTTTAGATGAAAAAGGCGAAAAAATTGGTCCAACAAATACTGGGCTTTTAAAGTTAAACAATCCTGATATCTAGTTACTATATCCACATACCATTACACAAAAAAGTGAGGCACAATGTCATTTTCGTTAGTTACGCAATCAGAAAAATTAAGAATTCTTAACTCCGCTAAAGCAGAATTCGAAGCAGAGCTTTGGAAGAGTCTTGCAAAATTAGGACACAATCCTGATACCTATAATGTTTCTATCTGGACTTATACTACAAATCCGGACGACCCTGAGAATGGGGTTAAGTGCAACATTTCACTTGTAATATCGCGCTTAGCCACTATTGAACAAAAAATAGCAGAACTATCCTAAAGGATAAAAAATGAGTCTTACGACACAACAAAAAAATGAAGCAAAAGCAAAAGCTGCTACGTATCTTGAAAAATCAATCTATACTCTATCTTCGCTTTTGGGTATCGATCCAGAAGTTGCGATAGCGGCTGTTTCGGCTAATGATTTATCACAAGGAGAATCCGATGAGTATCGATTGCAGTCTCTTGAGACCTTGTTTGCTCAAGTGGAGTGCCTTAAAAAGGTCAGCTAATTAATATGAGTACTGTAAGAAATTTGGTTAATCGGATACTGGGACGAGGATGAAGAGGATGCTGGTACTCAATCAGAAGCCTCTTCTTGTGAACAAGATACGCCAACTTTTAATTCACAGTCGGGAAAGTTTCAATATTCTGATGGAACATACATAAAGTGTGATTCACTTTGGAACGAAAAGTTATTTAAATCATTAATGCCAAAACCGGAATGGTTAGACAATGAGGACGCCGAATGAGCTACAATGCTGAACAAGATCTTAAATATATTGAAGAAAATCTTTGTTATTTCTTAAATGTCGTTGGCTTAGGCTCCAATGAACTCGATGTAGTAACAATTGACGACTTTGTCGATGCTGCAAAAGCCTTAATGCCATTTCGTAATGGAGATATAGCAATTACAACAGTTGGCGCTTCTCTCGTTAGGGATATTCCGATTGTTGAAGATCCAGTATATATATACTTAAGGGCAAAAAGCCTACCACTCGTAGCAAGCATTAGAAGATTTTGGTATTTACGTCAATTAGCGATAGGGGCAACAAACCGTGGCTGACAATAACGGATTTTTCAATTACATCGAACAGGTAACCAAACATGTTCATACTTCAGAAGAATCAAAGCAAAGTTTAATAGACTATACTTCAAAGGTTAAAGAATATTTAGATACTTTAAATTTGGATAAAAGGAAAAAAGCTGTTGGACTTGATTTTGTAATGTGGTTTTTCGATGCCTATAGTAATAGTAACTCAAAATGGCATGAGGGATTTGGTTCAAATTACGGCAATGGCGCACTTGAGTTAATGCTTTTTGCAAAACAACCAGAAAAAACCTTGTATGGTTCGCCAGCTTGGAATATAGACTTTGCAAAATTGTTAAACGAAAAATCAAGCTTGACATTTATCAATAGTTATCAATTAGATCTATTTGAGCAATTTGGTATAGAAGATCCTTCTGCTTGGACTTACGATACGATAACCAGACAAGAAGCAGAAGCTGGATCAGGTGGCCCATTTAATCTTATCTGCATAAGTAGTTATGAAGTCATACATGATCCTAGTGTTGTCGTTAACTATTTTAACATGTTAGCTACAAACGGTGTGATGGTAATCACTATGACCAACGACAGTGGTGCTTTATATGATACAGGGGCAGAAGATTCCCCTTATTATGAAATTAATGAAGAATTAAAAGCATTAAATAATTCTTTGGTATATCATAACTATTCTAGCAGCGGGACAACTTACGCAATAAAACTATAGTATACTGTAACGTATGTTAGTCGTAGATGAGTTTATAAAAGATCCTGAACTCCTAAGAGAGATTGAATCTTCTAAGAATCTATTTCCAGATTCAATGGGTTCTGACGATAGAATAGCAATTGAATTAAATTCTTATCACCATGAACAAGCAAGCTGTTTTGCCCCATATATGTTCTGGGATGGTTGGTGGAAATCAGAAGCTAACACACTGACTAAAAAAATAGTAAAATCTGTTTGGGAAAACAATCTTCCATATCAACAAGAAGATATTTGTGGTTTTGAATATTGGACAAGAACATTTAATCCAGGTCAGTATCTAGATACACATGTTGATGAAGATACATTTCTTTACGCAAAAGAAAAAGTTTTTCGTGGACCGGTAATAGGATGCGTATATTACCCACATACAAATGATGTTGTTGGTGGATTTCTAGAACTACATCCTGATATTGTCATAGAAAATACAAAAAATGCCTTAGAGTCAGAGAATATTAAAAATAATATTTCTCCTATCGAAACTAGGGAAAGAATCTCCTGTAAGCCAAATAGATTAATCATTTTCGATGCCGGCCATATGGTGCACAATACAACTCCTCCAATTTCCGGTGTAAGAAGAGTTATGGTTATAAATGTATGGCACAAAGATAGTCCACCATCAGCCTTGCAAACTGGTGAATTCTATTATGAGTGATTTTGAATTTCAATCTCTTCTAAATATTGGTATTTATAAAAAAAAACTAAATTATATAGATAACCATAAACTATGCAAAGAAATAAAAACTGATTCTAAAAAAATTGATGATTCATTTATTAAAGACAAAAATCATTCTTATTTTGAAGATCAGACCTATCCATTTGATGCAATGGAATCACAAAAACTTATTAACGCACTTAAGCAAGAGATAAGCATAGCTCTTGGTAGAGAGATGTTACTAAACAACTTATGGGTTATAACCCTAGAGCACGGTCAGTCTGTTGGTTACCATTCTCATAAATTGAATACTCACCTTTATCCGAATGAGCATTACTCGATTGCCTATTATCCTAATGTTCCAGAAGGAAGCGCTGACATACAGTTTAACGTAACGGCATGCAATACAATAGAAAGTACTATTTCCGTACCGATAGAAGAAGGGTTATTGATTATCTTTAATTCTTTTATACCACATATGACAAATAGGCATAATAATTTAACTGAAAATAGGGTTGTTGTAAGTGCAAACTTTTCTCCAAAATATCCTAATAATAGAGAGAACCAAGATTGGTCAGGATACGCTAGATGATTAGATGTGGTATACTATACAAATGAAAAATCAAAAAACATTAGACATCATTGGGGATTGGACAGTTTCTGCTCTTACCCCATTCGGAATTAGCAGCAGTAATGTTAACATTAAATCAATTGAACCATTTGTTTCTGGCACAATTGTTGGAGAAAGAGGTTCTTTAGATTTTGACAATGGCATTGTATCAGGCGATACGATTACATTTTCTGCAACCGTAGATACCCCGATAAAAGCTACTCTTACTGTAAACGTAGAAGTAATTGATGATAAATTTAAAGGTACATTAGAGGTAGATCAATACATGAAGATTGATATCAGGGGTGAAAAAAATGTCAATCTATGATATAGAAGCTACATCAATAGATGGCCAAGAAAACTATCTATCTACATTTAAGGGTAAACTTACCCTAATCGTAAACGTCTCCACAAAAGCTGGTAGTTATGAGCCTAAGTGCTCCAAGGTGTGGTCCTACGCTAGAACATCGCGTCAGCTGTGGCAGCTACAGCAAGTACATGATGAATTTAAAGATAGAGGATTTTCCGTATTGGCATTTCCTAATAACCAATTTGCTCAAATGGAACCAGGAACAAATGAAGAGATAATTCCTTTCGTCAAAGAAAACTATCCTTTTGTAACTTTTCCATTTTTTGAAAAAGTAGATGTTAACGGAAAAAATGAGCATCCACTATTCTCTGCGCTGAAGGGTAATGAAAAAAGAAACTACTCCGACTTTACCGCTGATCAAAGTGATAAAGCTGTAGACAATCAGAATCTAGCTGGACAGGCAATTGCTAGAATTTCTCATGGCTATGAAAAATTCTTAGTCAGTAGAGACGGTATTATGGTTGCTAGATTCAACTGGCAAGATATGCCTCTAGACGATGTGCCAAGAGTTATGGGTGCTGGATGGACGATTAGAGAAGCTATTGATGAGATGTTAGGATAATTATGGAAAACCAGACAGTTGATAAATTTGCCAATAGTAAACCTTTCCCGATAACTCCAACTATATCTCACGATACTCTTAAGGAAATATCTGATATAGAAATGGAGATATTAGCTCCAGGAATTATCGTTTTTAGAAATGCTTTTACGATAGATCAAGAATTGGTATTGGGCTATATAGACTCTAAAGCAGAAAAAGCACATGAAACTAGATGGTCTTACATTACCGGAGAAGACGGTGTAGAATATGGAATTAATGAAGATGGTTTTAGGTATAGGCTTGAAGATGTTCCCGCAGCCCCAGTAAGACTTTTACACCCAGTTAATGAAGAAACCCCAGAAAAAGTTAAAGATTTTTTTCTATATCTTGAAGAGCAAAATTATAAGTGTCTAATTAAATATATCGATAATTATCCATTAATGCTTGGAAGCATTTGGTGGAAAAATAGAGGTCACGTTTTAAGATATGGTGATGGTGGGATTTTAGGATGCCACGCAGATAACGACACCAACTATAAGGTGACCGGAGGTGTAAGATACATGCCAAGAGGTATGGTTGCGTCTAGGCAAACATGTGGGTCATTGCTATATCTAAATGATTGCGT